TCTTTATAAATGGACTGAATTAGACTTTTAAGTTGATTCTTGTTTAGATCGATATCAGCGTTATCTATATATCTATCCAGAATAGCAATCGTTCCCTCAGATTCTAAAACTTCTTCTTCATAATCACCAACTTCAATCTCATCAATAACTTTTAATTCATGAGGTCTTGCATCGGATAACTTTTCAAAGAATTTTTCAAACTGCTTTACATTAGTCTTTTTCTTGATTACAAGTCTAACATACTTTTCAAAACATTCATTGTACTTGTACATTTGATGTGGAGTATCTTCATACTCAACGACTTTATACATCTCATAGGGATTATGAATAAATTCCAATTCTAATGTTTCGGTGTCAAAGATATGAAATCCTCGTTTATCATTGACATCATTCCAGTATAACTGATAGGGATTTCCAAGATAGTATATCTTTCCGTTATCTGACTTAGTGTGATAGTGACCAGAAAAAACTAACTTGTAATTTTCGAATACATCACATTCCATACCCTCAGTCATGATATGTCCCTTGTATGGAGAAAACCCATTCAGTTCTAAATGACCCATCACAACATCAGCATCAGATAATTTTATTTTCTCAATGCTAGACTCTCGATTATCAGAATTGATCCAGGGAACAAACAACACATTCAAGTTACCAAGAACAACAGATTCAATTTCAGAATATACCTGAATATTTTCATACTCTCTCATCAATAAATCAACCGAGTTGACAGAGTTAGTATTCTTATAGTAGGCAGTATGATTTCCAACTACTGTGTGAACTTGAATTCCCATGTCACTGAGTTGATCATAGTAATTCTGCTTTGCCCATTTCAGTGCCCAGATGTCGATGTATTTTCTGTTATCAAATGTATCACCCATGTCAACAAGTTGAGTGATACCTCTTTCACTTAAAGTGGGAAAGAATACGTTATCATAAAACTTTTTGAAGTAGTTATGAAAATTTTTATCTGACTTTCTTACTCCAAAATGTTGATCTGTAATAATGGCAATCTTCATATCAATAGTTCATTTTGTTTTGAATATTGCTTTTAATAGTATTCATGTCTGAGGATGATCCACTTAAAACATTTGAATCGGAAACAAAAACTTCATCATACCCAGACTGTTCGAGAATCTTGCTTTTAATTTCTAGTTGTTTCTTTTCTTTTTGAATACGACGAAGGAAAGCAAAGTAAATAATTTGAGTAAAGTATGCAAATGGATTTGAAGACTTTGTGGGATCAAAATTATTGATGTACTGAACACAGTTCTCAACTCCATCACAGATCATGTCCTCACGGAACATGTAGTTGACAAAGTTTGGTTTGTATGATAGGTGTGTAGCAATCTTTAAGAAGCACTCACCCAAGTATCTGGTAATAATCGGTTTTGGTTCACCGAAACTTTCGGCATGTTGAACTGCTTTCTTATACTCGACAATAGCATAAAGAAAATCTTTGTTGTTTACATAATGCTCTAGGTCTTTTTTTCTTCGTGCCATTGCTTGTGCCATTTACTATGTTTCCAATTCATTGCAATCATTATAGCATACCTTCAAGGGGCTTGACAAGTTTCTTGAATACCTGTAGAATAACTCTGTCAGGGTTCAAGGGATGGCTTAGCTACTCTTATAAAGCTTCTCTAAGGTATTCTTAAAGTCCTTTACGTTAGATACGTATCCAAGTGTTTTAGAAGCCTTCACTCTAGCGGTAGACTCATCACTATCTTTAGAAGTATCTCTAATATACCTTCTGTACATTCTCAATGTATCAGGGTCAGAGACTTCTGTCATTGTGATGATCTTATCCATACTAATAAAGAACAGTTCATCTTCTACAACTTTTACCCAGGGTTCTACTCGGTATGCTCTCATACCATTTTTAGTCATAACAATATCCTTTACTGTTACAGGTTTGTCTAGCATTAAAATAGTTTCATTATCTTCATGACAAGGACAGACTTTTGCAATAACCTCTTCACCAGATACAAGTTTTAAAACTGAATAAAATTCCTCTTCCATACTTATTTTTTTAGATTTACGTTAATAATACTGTAGTTAAAGTTCTCTTCATTATAAATCTTAATCCTCTCTATCAAGTGTCCAAGAGTATAATTTTTTGAAGATTTTAATGATATATCATCAGCAATGTCATAAAGAACTGCTTTTGTTTTATTGGTGCTTTTTCTTAAAACCCTACCAATAGATTGTAGGTTTCTAATTCTAGATTTACTTGGTGATGCAAAAACAACATTGTGTAAATTTTTAATGTTAATTCCTGTAGAAAACGTTCCGTAAGAAGCAATGATGATAGCATCGCTCTCTTTTTCTGTAATCCTTCTTACTTCTTCTCTCTGTTCCGTATCTACTCCACCATGGACAAAAAAGACTTTTCTATTTTTGTCCTTTGACTTATTTATAAGATCATATAAAACCTGTCCATGTGCTTCTACTCGACTAAACAAAACCAGAGTATTACCTTTTAGTTCTAATGATAGATTTTTAATAAAATTATTTCGCTGACTATTACCAATAATGTATTGAACCTCATCTTCGTAACAATCAAACTTTTGTCCTTTGTGTTTTAGAAGAAGAACTTTAATATCCAGATTTGATAGATGTCCTTGATCCATCAACTTTTTGGTGTCAGTCACTTTATATGATGGACCAAACAATCCCTCAAGAACCCATTTATGTGTTTGCGTACCATCAAGTGTTCCAGTAAATCCAAATCTATATTTACAGTCAAGAAGTTTTGACATAATATCTACAAGAGACTTAGACTTGAACTGGTGTGCCTCATCACCAATTACAACATCAAATCGATCAAACCATTTCACAGGTTCTTTGTAAATTGACTGCCAAGTAGTAATTACAACTGGTTGATCGATATTATACTTTTCCCTTCCCGCATAAATTTTGTAACAATAGTCAGATGCATTCCAACCATAATCTTCAAAGTCTTTGTACATCTGTTCTACTAGAGAAGTTGTTGGAACAACAATCAAGGTTGACAAATTTTTCTCTGTGTAGTATCGTGTGATCGAATAGATCATCAAAGATTTTCCAGAACCTGTCGGTGAGATTAGAAGTTTTCGATTATATTTTAGTGCATCATAAATTCCATCTAGTTGATAATCTCTAGGTTTGTGTGCTGAAATAGATTCCACATAATCAGAAACTCCTTCATAAGATATGTCATTGTTTACTTCAAACGGATCTCCATAGTATTTGTTATTTTCAAATTTAAAAGAATAATTGCCATTATGAACAAAAGAAACTAACTTGTCTAACAGACCTACATAAATCTCCTTTTTTGTCAAGTTGAATAGACGTATCTTTCCATCCCAATATTTACTTCTATATTGAGGCATAAATTTTGCCCCAGGAACCTCGAATGTAAATCTATCACAGATCTCTTGACAAACATGTGGTTCTGCATCTATTTTTAAGAATACTTCGTTCTTCTTTGAAATAATAATATCACTCATAACCTGCCTGAAACTTTTGCCACTCAATTGCGTTTTTAATTTGATATGTACGATTGTGAATCGTTTTGATGATATCCTCCAAGTATCTCAGCATTGTGTTATAATATTCAGTTTTTAATTTAATTGTTGTGAGTTTTTCATCCGCATCAATGTAGCGGTTCATAGACTCTTTATCCCTTACTTTAAAGGGAAATGGTTCTTCTACATAGACTTCTGGAGAACTTTTTCCGCCGTAGTATTCGTAGCGATCTTTTTTTATCTGAGAATAGTCCCCATCAGTCTTCTTTTTAAGAAGCAGTAACTTGTTGTAGATGTCATAATATTTTGCATGAAGTTGTGGAATTCTTAAAGATTCTGTGTGTAAGTTGTCTGGATCTATTTTAGAATCTTCTTCCCACAATGATTGAATTTCTTCAAGGGTCATAATCTCTGTTATTTGAATCAAGTATATTGTATATAGAATACTTAAAGGTCACCCTTGCGGTGAAGTATTCGTAATCAGTTTTACTTGCATCAAAATCTAATGCGGTCAGTGATGTTGGAAAGAGACCTTTAAATTTAATGTTTGCTTGTGGTTGATAATTGTTATTCAGAATTTGTAAAGTTGCATCTGAATATATGTTTCCTAAATCTTTACCACTTGTTGATGGATCTGTATCATTCGTAGATCTCCAATCATTAAACTGACCTACATTTTCTGGATACCCAAGTCCAACTAACCACTGATACACTTCGGTATAGTTGACAAGATCTTCATCAACTAGAAAATCAAGCACCAAATCATCATACTGCAACTTATCTCCAGGGACTGGAATATCTTTTAAGTAAGTTGGTTGAATTGCTACGCCAAGATTTACTCCAGGAATTCCTGCTTTTGTGCAGAAGAAATCTACTCTTGGGTATCTTGATAATAAAAATTTAAATCCTACAGGGGATAAAAAATTTCTATTACTTATCTGCTTAGCATATGGTGAGGTGGCCATGGTTTTTATTTTTATTTAGATAAAAAAAGGGACCTTTTGGTCCCTTGTGTATTACATCAAAATACTCTTACAAACTTTTTTACACTCATTTTGATTTAAAGCATCGCATTCAATAAGACATTCATAGTAGTCATTAATTTTTTGGTTTTCGATCTCCAAATCGTTAATAGTTCTTTCGAAATGACGCCATTCGTCTAACTGACCGCGAGAAAGGATGTTGTGCATGTTACCTCCATGCAAAGTAACACATGATCTATTGGGAGGGAGTTTGGTTCATTTTACCACCTCGCATAATTCTACTACTATGTATTCAAAATGTATTGAAATACACACTTTACGTAATAAAAATTTATGCCTACGAGTTTATACCTAGGCATAAAAAAAGAGGGTCCGAAGACCCTCCTGATTGAGATGTGAATGAATCACATGAGGTTCTTAACTTGGACTCTTCTGTAATAGCGGTTGCTATTGGTCTTGAGTCTGCCGAGACCCTGATCGGTGCCTTCTGCGAATGGGTTAGCGACCATGCCGTAGCGGGTCTTAAAGCCAATCTTGGGCTGGAAGGTTTGCTCACCAACGGCACGTACCATCTGGAGGGGTACGTATGGGCAGTAGAAGAGACCTGCGTCATATGCGCTGGAACCCTTATAACCGATGGTGTAGTATTGACCACCATTTGCGCCAGGGTTAACACCACCCGAATATGGGTCGATGTAGACTCTGTACTTACCGTTGATAACACCTGCGAAGGTGTTGCCAGTGTCGTCAACCTGGAGGTTAGCGTTGAGTGCAGGGGTGTAGTCGAGGACGCCTGCCATGGTGAGAGCGGAAGCAACGTCTGCGGAGCAGATGATGGTGTTGCCCTTGCCACGACGAGTCTCAACTGCGATTGCGTTTGCATCGCGCTCTAACTGGAAGAGGAGACCCTTGAACTTCTCAACGGACCAACGACCATTGGAGTCAACGTCGAGGTCGAAGATACCAGCGGTAGCAACGTTGTTCTGTGCGCCAGGCTTAGCGATCTGATAGATAGTT